TTGAGCAGCCGATCCGAATCCATCTCCGACAGGCCAGAGATGATGTCACCGCGCCGGTAGGTCTTGTACCGGGCGGGTTTCTTCGCGATGTGGTCGGCCTCCTGGTAGCAGTGGTCGAACCGGGATGCGAGCAGGCGAAAATCGGTCACGAGGTCAGCCCCGTGAGCCACAGCGCCGCGGTGGGCTGATCCAGGCCCATCGCACGCTTGATCGTCGCGTCCGAGCGCCACGACTCGGTCGGGCCGCCGTTGGGGCCGTTGCCTTCGGGGTACAGGCCGGTGAACTGTAGCTCGCGGGTGTCGGAGTAGAAGCCACACACGTTGCGCTGCAGAATCAGTACCTCGGTGGTCGGCCAGACACGGGACTGGACCAGGTCCAGCCCGAACACCTTCGCCGGGAGCGAGCCGGTGTAGGCGATCGCCTCCGACGCGATGTTGCCCTGGTAGACCTTCATGAACTCGTCGTTGGCCATCAGCACCGGCAGCAAGCCCGGGTTGATGACCATCGTGTCCGGGACGAACCCGTAGTACTCGTCCGCGCTACCGCCCTGGTCGACGGTCGGTGCGGCCGAGGTGATCTCGAAGATCCCGTTCGCGAGATCCACGCGCGGAGATCCCCCGTTGTCCCAGGCGGTCGAGACCGCCAACGTGGGGACCCCGCCCGAGGTGAACAGCGCGCGGGCGCGCCGGTCGTTGTTGCGGATCATCGTGTTGGTGAGCGCGGTCATCTGCTGCTCGACGGCATTGATACGGTTCTCGTCGATCATTTCCTTCGACACCCGCACACCGAGACCGGTCTTGGTCGCGAACGCGGTGGTCGGCAGGCCCAGCGCGCCGTGGCTGACCGGGATCTCCCCGAATTCCGAGAGCGCTGCGGCGTCGTCGTACAGGAACATCGGTGCGCCCTGCCGATAGGCGACCAGCCCGTTCGGGTTGGGGCCGGCGTTGCGGAACAGGGCCTCGCTGATGAACTGGTTCTTCATCAGCTCTTTGAGCTTGGTGGGGATGAACAGTGGCATGCCGACGAGTTCGGCCACGGTCATCCGGGGGCCGTCGGAAATACCGACGATGCTGCTAGTAGGCATCGGTGTTCCTTTCGAGGTAGAGGGGGCCGCTCACTTGATGACCATCAGCCCGACAGCAGCCGAAGCCACACCGGCCGGTGCGCTGCAATGGCCGACGATGGTCCGCGCGTCCGGGGTCGCTCCGGCGGGCCCGACAGCGCCCGAGCCGGTGCACACGAGTTTCTGACCGAACGTCGCGGCCGCGGAATAGGTCACGGGAACCTCCATGCCGCTCCCGGCGACCGCGACCTGGGTGGGCATCTGCGCGGTGTTGAGCACCGGGCGCCCGTCCGCGCCGGTGGTCGGTGTGGTGACCAGCGCCGAGAGGGCCTGCCCATCGAACAGGGCGACACCGACCACGACCACGCTGGCCGCCGCGGCGACACCGATGCCGCCGCCGGAGGCGGTGCGGCCCTCGACGAGCTGGCCGCCGGTGATCGCCTCGACCGGAGGATAGGTACGCGGCCCGCGCTGCGTGCGGATGGAAATACCGGACATCAGAAGCTCCAGTTCTTGTATCGGGCGTCCTGCTCGACGCCGCCGTCGGTGGTTTCCTCGAGGCCGCCCTCGTGGCCGATCGCGGCCAGCGGGATGGTGCCCTTCTCGAGCCTGCCCAGCTCGGCCTCGGCGTCCTCGGCGCCCACGGACGCCGAGATCGCCTTGAGCCACTTGCCGCGGCTGGCCGGTGCGATCCGGCCGTCGCCCACAGCCGCGGCGACGAGCTGCTCGCGGCGGCTGGTCAGCTGCTCCTGGCGCGCCGCGGCGCCGTCGGCTGCATCGCGGCGCAGTGCCTCGAATGCGCCCGCGTCGATGGTGACGGTGCGCTCGGTGGCCGTGCGCTCGGTGGCCGAGGCCGCCACGGGCGCGGCGACCGGTGCCGGGGTGGGCGCGTCCTGTTGCGCCGGTGCGGTCGGCGCTGGGGTCACCGATGCGGGCAACGCGGTCTGCAGCGCCGCGGTGATGGCGGCGTCGTCGGCGTCGGCGGGCAGGCCGAGGCGCGCCCGGAGGTCTTCGATCAGGGTGGGCATCGCGCCCTCCTCTCCTGGGTTGGTGGTGTTCTCCGCGCTCGCGGAGCGGGTCGGCCGTGATTCGGCCGCAGACGCGAACGCCACGACCGGTTTCCCGGCCGCGCTGCGCGCGTTCACGTACTGGATCTGGACGGCCTGCCCGTCGCTGAACTCGATGTCCTCGCCGGTGACGGTGTAGGGCACGCGCAACAGGCTGTCGTCGGCATCGTTTTGCACGATGAGCTCCGGCGGATCGACGAACATTTCGCGGATCCACAACATCCAGTCCGTGCCGGGCCCGGCGTAGTACGCCTTGCGGACCTGGTCGACGGTAATGCCTGCCCCCGCAGCGGCTTTCGCCATGAGTGCCTCCTTTTCTGGCGTCAGTTCGGGTGCGACGGTGTACAGGTCGTACAGCGATTGCAAGGTGCCGATACCCGGGCGTACGACACCCAGCAGCGCCACTGCATGCACCACGAACGGGTGCGTATGCCCGAGCTGGCAGACGTAGTCGTGCTGGAACTCCCCGGACCGGTCTGGGTAGGCCGAGGCGATCACCGAACGGCCCTGCGCATCAGCGGCCGCCAGCCACGCTGGGACGCCTACGAAGTCGCCGAGGAGTGTCTGCCCGTCGTCCGAGACACTGAGCCCGTCGACCAGGCCGATCGTCGGATCGCCTTCGCCCGACTCGCCGGTGTGCCCGAATTTGAGCACTGGGCGCCGGACCGCCGGGCAGTCCAGCGCGGCGACCGCGGCCGCCAGGTCCTGGGCGGTCGGGTGCCAGTCGGTCGCGTTCGAGATATCCCACCACCCCACCGAGGCCAGCTCGACACGCGGAACCGTGGCCAGCACAGGGGTTTTCGGAGTATCAACCATCAGAACAACGCCGCCTGGCGCTCATTGCTCACGCTGCGGCGCCGACCGCGGCCGCCGCGCGCGGCCAACGGCTGCTCGCCGGGGTCCGGGCCATCGGGTGCAGGCGCCGCGGGTTCCGGCTCCGGTTCGGGCTCGGCTGGATCGGCCGGCGGCAGGCTGAACTGCGCTCGCACCGCCCGCTCGAGCATCTTGTCGGGCAGGATCACCCCGGCCGCGACCAGCGTCGCGACGGCTTGGGCGGTGGCGTCGTGCATGGAGCCGATCTCGTCGAACACGATGACCGGCGCCGGTTCGTCGGGCCCCCAGTTCACATCGACGATGTCCTCGACAATGTGCCGGGTACCGACATCGGCCAACTCCTGCGCCGTCACCTGCAGGGACTGCACGAAGAAATCGGCGAAAGTGCTTCCCAGGGCCCAGCTTCCGGTCTGAGTGCCCAAATTCAGGAAGTGCGCGAGACTTGCCCTCGCGATCTGTTCGTCGTGATACCTGACCACCGGATCCGCGTCCGGCAGCACGCCCTCGACGCCCTGGATGCGTAGTTTGGCGCCGTTCGGGATCGCCGCACCGGAGTTGTCGCCCGACCGGTAGCCTTGCGCGATCGCGAGGCCCTTGGACAGGTCCGTATCGTCGGGCGCGCCCTCGTAGACCGCGATGCCCATGCCGTTTCGGTCGATCGTCTGCGCCTGCGTGCGCAATAACCTGTCCTTGATCAGCCAGTTTTTGTATGCGGGCCGCAGAATCGACTCCCCGAACCAGTCCCCGCCCTCCCGCCGGTGCGCGTAGGCGACCAGGCGGTTGATCGGGATCGGTTTGCTCGTGCCGAAGTCGGAGTTCACGATCACCCCGTACTGGCCGATGCCCGCGCCGGCCCCGAACTGGGTGATCGACCGCAAACCGCCGTCCGCGGCCACATCCAACGCCCGGATCGTGGCCGGCATCCGCGGCGAGAGCTTGGACAGGCGGGCGCGGCCGGCATCGTCGAGGTAGTAGAGCTGCTCGAAGAACATGTGTCCGTACTGCAGCTTCTTCAACGCCATCCGGATGTGCTCGGACCAGTTGAACCGGCCCCGTGAGCGCGGGCGTGGCTTGTCCGGCTCGTCGGTGCCCTCGATCGGCAGGTTCAGATCGTCGGCGATCTGTTCCACGACCTCATCGCGGGCGCCGTTGGGTGCCAGCCGCCACCGTGTGCGCTCGATCGGCAGCCCGATCGCGTTGAAAACGCTGGTCACCTGGCAGTCTTGGCGCAGCATTTGCCGGTAGACGCGCACCGAATACGGCCAGCGGAGTTCCGGGGTGGTCTCCTCGGCGTCGAGCATCCAGAAATTGCCCGGATAGGGGACCACATAGCCCATTTCGCGAGTCGGGGCACCCGACATCGGTGGCACGGACTTCACCATGTGACCTCCTCTCAGAATCCGAGCGTGGAAAGTTCTGCGTATTCAGCCGCCGCTGTTGCCACCGGCACCCGCGCGGACACCGGATCCGGTGACGGCAGCGGCGCCCGGGACTCGAATGTCACCAGTCCCCACCGCGCCAGCGTCACCACTTCCAGCGGCGAAAGCCCGGTGCCTTCCCACGCCCAGCCGCCGCCGCGCACCTCGCGGCGTCCCGCCGAGGGCACGACATCGGCGAGTAGCGGATCACCCGTATGGGCCAGCACGGCATCGATGGCGTCCTGATAGAACCCGCCGCACGCCTGCACCTTCTGCGCTGCGGTGGTCACCTCCGGCTCGATACCGAACCCGAGCAGCTCGGCCTCGAGCGCCATCGCGGGGTCTGTCCGGTCGATCACCAGCACGCACGGATTCAGGCGCAACACCGCAGCCCTGACCGCCCCGGCGGCGCCGGCCGCGGTGGAGTGATAGCCGACCTCTACGTGGATGCGAGCCTGGGTCGTGCGTGAGGCCGCGCCGATGCTGAGCGTCTGCGCCCGGCCGGCCACGAGCCGTGTCATCGACAAGGCCAGTGCCACCGGGCCCGTCAGCGTCGAATTCGTCACCTTCAACCCGGACCACACCTCCGTGCTGATGACCGCGGGAGTGGTCGTCTTGTCCTTCGGCCAGTCCCCCCGCCCGAGCGCCTCGACGTCGAAACTTTTACAGCCTGCCTCGGTTCGCAGGTTGCCCATGATGTCGGCGATCTTCTCCGCGGTCATGATCACCCCGTACGAGGGGTTCGCGTACTCCCAGGTCGCCTCGTCCTCGCGGTCCATCGGGATGATCCCGAGGCACACCGGACAATCGCACGTGCCGTCCGGGGCCCAGAACTCCATGAACCCGAGACGGGGCTCCCGGCGGATCCCACGCGCCCGGACCGTGGAGAGCACCGCGCCATTGGGGTGCTGATCCTGGTTCACTGCGCTGGATGCGTAGATCCGCTGCGGATTGGCTGCGGCCATCTGGGTGAAGGCCAGCGCTGCGACCTCGCCATCGGTGAGGTTGTACGACTCGTCGTAGATCAGCAGGTCCACATCGGTCAGACCGCGGCCCGTATCGTTGGACCGCGTGCCGATGAAGATCGATGCACCCGTATCGAGCTCGACGACGCCCTCGCCCTGCGAACACGTCGCCTTGACCACATGGCGGCGCAGCCACGGACGTCCCTTGATCAGGCTCATCAGGCGCCGCCACGCATCGCGGGCGGTCTTCCAGCGCTGCGCGGTGTACAGGATCGTCTCGCCGAGCTTGAACAGCCCGTACAGACACCGGTGAATCAGGATTTCCGACTTGCCGTTCTGGCGTGGACACAGCAGACAGAACGTCGGATGCACCCAGCGGCCGAACGCGTTGGTCGCACAGATCGACAGTTGCGCGCTGCGCTGCCACGACATCGACAACGCGCCAGCGCGCCGCGCCAGCTCGACCGCTTTCTCCCCGTGCGTGGTGTCGCCAGGGAACACCGACAGGTGATGGGGCTCTTGGCGCCCGGTCAGAGTCGGGAAATCGTCACAAAGTGTCGAGAGGGTCATCGTCGCCCGATTCGGGGGCCGAATCGCCGTGCTGACGCCGAATCTCCGAGAGCAACTGCCGCAGCACGGTCGCGTTCTGCCGCGCTTCGGCCATCGCGGCATCGATACGCAGCTCGACGACATCGTCACGACCGTCGATCAGCCGCGCCCATACCTCGGCGTCGCCGCACAGCAGATCGTCCAGCTTTTCGAGCCGATCGGCCACCCTCCCGGCCTCGATCACCAGGATTTCGATCGAAAACGGCTCGTTCGGGCGCGAAAGGGACGAAACCAGGCGCGTTCCGGCCGATTCCGGCTCGTTTTCCATGGTCAGACCCGTGTTCCGGCCGTTTTTTCGGCCCACACAAAAAAAATCCTGAC